ATTCAGAGATCGTTGCTTGCCCTTTGTCTTCCTTCGGAATTGCGATGGCCCTCCGTTGTTTTTTGAATCGTCCACGGTCATCGTTGGCCAGTTCTTTACCTGCTCTGTCAGGCAGCCCTCCACATACTGACGGCCTACGCTCTTCCGGTAAGCTATCCTCTTTTTGATTCCCTCCGGGCTTCTCTCTATGTCCATCGTTGTCGGGGTCAGCCACCCCAAGGATGAAGACTCGCTTTCGTTGGTGTGGCGCTCTCTTTCCATCTCCATCGAGGCATTCTGACGCTGAGAAAATTCCTGCCGTTGCCCGGTAACCCACTGACTCCAGGCTTCCGAGGACATACTTGAGAACATTCTCCCCGGTTCCGGTGGAGGAGGAGAGGATTCCTTCAACATTTTCGAGAAACACAATTGCTGGTCTGCACTCTCTGATCCCGTTGAGGATGTAGGGGAAAAGATGCCTGGGGTCTTCGGTAGATTTACGCTGGCCAGCTTGCGAGAAGGGCTGGCATGGGAATCCGCCAGAAAGGATGTCCACGCATCCACGAAACTCTCGGAATGGGAAGGTTTTAAGGTTCGTCCAAATAGGTGCTGGATCCAAGAGTTCCTCCTCCATCGCGCTAACCATCCGGGAGCAAGGGTAGGCTTCGATCTCCACATAAGCGACTGTTCGCAAATTAGGGAGAAGTCTTTTAAGTCCGAGTCCGATGCCTTCGTATCCGCTGCATAGGGATAAGTATCGGAGAGATTGTTTGGCAGGTTCTTTGGTAGCATCCACACGATTAATTTTCTAAAAGTTGGTTTTCCTTCCAGATCTTGTAGTAGTCCGGCTCAAGCTCATCCTCATCCTCATTGAAGCTCGGATGGTTAATCCTCTCGTCATCATCATCGAGTTTAACGGTGATCTCGGCAAGAGGGACATCCCATTCGTGACAATCAACGTCAGCCAGGGTGTAGCTGTCCTCGTTCACCTGAAGAACGAGCATCGGGGTTTCATCCCAGAGAACAAAATCGTCAACTGCGATCTTGGGCAACGGCTTGATCTTGTCAGCCCATGCCTTCACTTCAAAGCCCCGGTCATTTACCATCCGAAGCTCACCGGTATCCTTGTCGGCAATGATGCCGAAGTTAATCACGCCCAGGAGCTGGTGCATGAACCTGGTCGCGTAGAACCACTTGAGTTCGCCAGCCTTGGCATCGAGCTGCATTCCCCTGTTTTCAGCCCATTCGACAGAGAAGGTAGTGCCAGCCGTTTGAGGGCCGAAGTGTTCGGCAAGGACAAAGGTGGCAGGAAGGTCATTCTTTTTCATTGTATTGTATTTGGTTGTGCCAGGAAGAACCCGGCGGGTGATTACTTCTTGTCGAAGCTGCTGCGAAGGACGGCCTCACCGAATCCCTGCTTATCTATAATCGCCTCGGCTTCTTCCTTGGTGAAGGACTTGGCCTTGCTAAGTTCTGACCGATCCCATTCGCCCCAGGGGAGGTTACTCTCCCGTGAGCAAGCAAAGCGATCATTCCAGGTGCGACCTCCGCACTCTATGACGTATTCTTCTGTTATCATTGTATTTATTGTGTTGTGCCAGGCAGAACCCGGCGGGGTGATTATTTAGCTAACTTTCTCTCCCTCCGTAACTCTTCCTGCGTCTCCCTCCATTCTTTCATGGGGATGTTATCGGCCATCGAAAGATCCGCGAGAATTCCCTTCGCCTCCCTCAATCCCTTTACCTCTTTCTGCCAAGCGTCCCTGTAGTTAATCATGCCCGAAAGTTTCTTTGAGTCGAACAAGTTTAGGTGGCTCTTGCCAGATGTAAGGTCTATGATCCAAACCCACTTTTTAGGGCTATACCTGTCAATCGTCCCATCGGGTCGAGTTGCTTGACGGCGTTGCTTTCGCATCTTTCCTACGATGCTTCCCTCCGCATCGACTATTCGCCTCAAGGGATGTGACTCCGTTCCGTAGGTTCCAGCCCTCTGCTTGTAGCTTTTCTCCGCCCTTGGGGATTCGTGTTCTATTTTTATTATCTTGAACATCTGATTGTTTTCTTTAGCTCCTGGGGATTGAACCCAGCGGGTGATTGTTTAGCGGTTGAAACTCATAATCACATCACTCTGAGTTTTGGTTTCCTTGCCGAGATAGTTATCAACTATTTCCTTGGAAAGCGGTAAAACGTAATTGGCATACGGCCAGTTTGGTTTTTGGTTTGTGATGCGAGTAACAGTTTCGTAATCACTGTATAGCGCCACGAACTGGAGTGATTCCACAATGGTTTCGCGTGGAATGTTTTTGTGTCGCTTCATCTCAGCATCGGAAAAATTAGTTAAGCTGATATCTTCCTCCGTCCTGGTTGGATCGTTCATCTCAATCCAACTGGTGATGATGTCATGGACTGCCGCAACGATGTTGGAGTTGTAAAAGAATCCCCACGGTAAGTCCGGGAGGTTAGGATTAATCATTGTTGCAACCTTTCTACCCAAGGCCTCAGTGACGTAATCTGTCATGCCTACGGGTATGGAGCTTCTAAGGTGGATGTCGTATTCTTTTTCTGTCATGCAGACACTAAAGCATTTGTTTCACTTTGTGTCAACGGCAAATGTTTATTATTCTGTATCCCTTGTAGAATAAGGGTTAGTAGGAAGTCTCTACCTTCTTCTTGGGAGCCTCAAATAGGTCGGCATCCCCCTCTAATTCACACGCCAGGGCAGAGGCAATCACATCATCATCATGGCTGCCGGTGGCAGCTTCCGGCTTGCCCAATTGATTGCGAACAAACGTCTGAAGCTGGGAAGATAATTGAGGACATGGAATCGTGATCTTGTTTTCCTCCCGGATTGCATCGGCCAAAGCGGAGATGATTATTTCGCGGGACTTCTGGTCAGTCGAGAAACCAATCTTTCGGAGGATCTTGCCGGTAATATCATCCCGGATTCTTCTTCGCCACAAACGCACGTTGGCTTGCTTCAACGGCTCGACCCAGGCGAGGCCACTGTTGTTGATTTCCAAAACGCAAACACACCCGCCAGCCCATTGACTGAGTGCTGCTGCCTTGAGTGATCCTGGGGTCGGGTCATCCTGGTTGGAAGGCAAGGCTCGGGCGATTAACCGAAGAGGATGATACACGCCATCCTTGTCCCGGTATCCAGCTCTCCACAACATGATGGAGTTTCTGTCTTGAGCAGTGTTGCCGGTGGAAACTTCCTTGCCCGTCATCGAGTCAACTGTCACTAGATAAGAGCAGCCGTGTTTCGGCTCTTCGTCCCACACATGGAACTCCGCTTCCCCCGAATTTGTCTCGACAAACTTTCCAGCCCGAATGACTCCCTGTCTCCGGCGCTCGGCAAAGGCCTTCACCTGGGTGGAGATTCTGATCAAGCCCTCCATGTCGAAGCGAGGCGATCCGCTCACCAGGAAGCATCGCTCTTCACTCTCCAGATACTCTTGCTGAAAAATGTTTTCACTTCCGGCCAGCTTCCCGTCAATCGTAGCTCTCCTCCACTTAATTCTCTCAGCCGTGATCTTATCTCCCTGCTCGGCCATTATCCGGCGCTCCTCCGGGGTGAGGCTATTCACTATCTGCTCAAACTCATCCTGGCTTTGCAGCGGGATTTGATACTCCGGGACATCATACCACCCCGTCACAATCTTGATCATTCCATTGCCCCGCTCTCCTTTTTTCCACTGGTCGAGGGTGACAGCCCCCGCTCTAGACCCGGCAGTCTCGGCATCGGGATCGCCGGTAATCAACTTGGAGAAGTAGCCAATGCCATCCGGGGTAGACTCATCGACCCCCAGGGTAAACGGCTCATCTGCCAGGCCAGCTTTCAACTGGGGCATGATCACGGCAGCATCCTTGGCTGCACCGGATCTTCCAAACTTGGCTGTCTCGCTGGATCCTACAAGAGTCCATGTTCCACCCACACCGGGAGCTTTAGACTCAGCGGAGGAGCTATACCTGGTCGATCTGTTTGAGCATTCAGCCCGGCGGTCATGCACTTGGAAGTCATTGCCCCAGGGGAAGGGATCGAACTCGGCGTAGGTAGAGAGCATCGAGCGATGGTAGGCATTAGTCGAGATTGTATCGGTTACCCAGATTGCTCGGGTCAGGCGGGTTCTCATCCACCAGTAGATTATCCAGTTCAATACCGTGGAGCTGCCAGCTTGCCGGGGCTTGAGGACGAGTAGCCTTAACGGCTTGTTTTCCTGGAGGAAATACTCAACGGCCTCAAATATCTGCTCCTGTAGATATGTGGGGGTGGGGGAGACAATTTCCCCGGACTTGTTGATGATCTTGGCAAGCGTCACAAACGCCAAACGAGGTGACTGAAACCACTGGAACCTATCGCTCTCTGAAATTTTTCCCATGTTGCCTACAATAAACCTTGTATTTACAACGTAAACTCTTGTTGCAATTTATTTGAACCTATTGAAATTACCGTTATGTTACCTAGTAATGAAGAGGCGGGAGCCACTGAAGACGTAGCAGCGGGAGCTGCTGAAGCACAAACAGACATTGATGCCCAAGTCAACGAAGACGGAAGCGTGAGCCTGATCTCTGCGGGAGCGGAGCAAGAGCCAGCCGAAAGTCCAACCGACCAGGGCGATGGGAATACACTCGATGCCAGAACCCAAGGCATTCTAGATAGTGGTAGAACCCGGATAAAAAATCTCCCGGAGGCAGACCGCCTCGTAGTTGCTTATGCTTCGGCGCATAACATCCCCTTATCGCAAGCTCAGACCGAGCTGGGCGGAGGACAACAGCAAGCGGAACAGTTTCAGGGAGAAGACCCAGGCCAGCAATACGTCCCCGATCAGGCGTTAATCAAGGCCAATGAGGCCATCACTTCGCTCGACAAGGAGATTAGTGAGGCAAGGGCAGAAGGCGAGTTAGAAAGAGCCGACGAGCTGATGCAACAGCGATTCGACCTCCAGGAAGACAAGCTCAACGCCCAAATGGATATCCGGGAGGCAGATGCCTCTGCTTCGGCTCACGAACAGCAGCAGTTCTCCAGCGCCTGGGACAACGCAGCGGATCAGGCTGTCGATATGTATCCCCAATTAGAGAACGAGGATTCGGATTTATTCAATGCGGTTCAGGAGCAGTATGAGCGCCTGGTCGCCACGGATGATCCTGCTCTCGGTAATCCCAACTGGCCTTACGAAGCTGCCGCCGTAGCAGCATCACAAATGGGCGTGTTATCCAAAGCGCAACAAGAAGCTGCTGCCCCAGGAACGCCCCAAAGCCCATACGGGAATCGCCGTCCAACATCCGCTACACCTAGCAGTGGATCCAGGGGAACCTCTGGAGCCAACCCGCTGGGAGTTCCGGGGACGGTTGATCTTTCCAATTTAACAGCAGACTCCGGTCAAGCTCTTCTTCGGAAGCTAGGCCGGGGCATTCACGATTCATAGCCCCTCAGTCCATCTGGTCTGTTGGGTTACAACACAAACCCAACCTATAACAGACCATAAAAGATGGACATTAATACAACCCTAGCGAGCGAGGTATTCACCTCCGTAGCCACTGCTCGCGCCAAGATTTGGAAGGAAACTTTCAAACACTTCGGCAATACAACTGACGTTACCTCTGCCCTTGAAGGGCCAGAAGGTTCCGGCGCAGCCATTGCTACACGCCACGATTTGAAGGGCAAGCGAGGAGCTATTATTGAGTTCCTGGCTTCCTCTGATCTCGGTGCATTCGGAAAGCTCGGAGAGGAAGAACTCAAGGGCAATGAAGAGAAACTGAACTTCTCAGGAACGACAGTAACTCTTGACTTCAAGCGCCATGCGACTGCTCTCACCCACTCACTTCGTAAGAAGATGGCTGGCGGACATACGCTCGAAAGCCTTTCCTCGGAAGTGCTTGGACGACATTTCGGACAGTGGCGACAGCGCGATGCGTTTCGCAAGCTGATCGATAACACCGGAGGTGGTGGTCACGATGCTGCTCTTCCCGACAATATCCAGTTCGGTGGAACCGCTACCAGCATCAATACCCTGATTTCTGTTGATACTATCGATACAGATAGTGTGACTGACCTTGTCACCCAGGCTGCCTGGCTTGGCGTTGAGCCAGCCCGTATCTCAAAGGGCGGCAAGTCGTCAGCCGAAGATACTTATCATCACATCCTCCTCGCTGACAATCAGGAGTTGAGGCCTTTGTATAAGTCATCTTCTTACCAGACCAGGATGCAGAATGCTGACGTTCGCGGTGACAATAACGGAGTCTTCAACGGTGCTTTTAAGGACATCGATGGAACCAAGATCCTCAACTTCCGGGGTGTATACGGTGATCAGAATGGCGCTATCGGCTCTCCTCTGACCCCGGTCATGCGACTCGGAACAGCGATTGCTGATACTGGATCCGGCGCTTCAACTCTGACGGGGTCAGCAGCCACCGCAACTACGGATCCGAATTACTTTATCGACTTCCCTGGTTTTGATTACCAACATACTGAGGAACAGGTTGCTGCACCTGACAGCGATACTTATTATGCCTTGGCAGTGACCCCGGCTGGAGGATTTGCATTCTTTAAATATGCAGGAACTCTGAACCTCGGGTATAAGATGATCATCCCGTCAGCTAACTGGGCAACCAACACACCATTGACCGGTTCAAGGGTTGACGGGAACGGAACAGGAACTTCTGCTGCCTTCAGTGGCAAGCTGGTGACTGCTCTTCCTGTTGGAACGCTGATCTTCCCGGCAAACATTGATGGTGTTCCTTACGCCTATTCTCTCCTCCTCGGCAGCGATGCCCTGGTAAGGGGTTACGGTGAGGACATGAAAATGACGGACGACATGGAAGATTACGGTTTCCGTAAGGGGATCGGATATCAGGCCATGTATGGTGATAATGTCTGGACTGACCGTAATGGCCGGGTTCGGAATTACATCCTCGGATGTCACGCCTACAACCCGATTGGCAAAAATTGCCCAAATGTTCCCGCTGCATAACGGGTAACACGATTCACATCCCATGTGTGCTAAGGCTGTCTCAGGCTCCCTTCGGGGGGCCGGGGCAGCCGTTTGCACACTTGGGGTTTATCATTTAGATTAAAAGCACATATGGCTAAGAAGACTGCTGCCAAAAAGGTAGCCAAAAAAAAGAACACACCGGATAACTCTGTCGCTGAGATATACGTTATGATTGGTGGTATGGGGCATTCAATTCAAGCCTGGCGCTGGGCAGGACTGAAACATCAATATATATTTGCATGGGATGAGGTATTAAGGAGGCATATTATAAAGTTTGATAGCGTTGAGGCTTATGAGGCTGTCAGGGAGGATATCATTCATAACGCTGGCGGGATGATGCTAGGGACTCAAGGGTTCCAGGTGCTGATTGTCACCCCGGCAATGAAGGAGGATCTTGAGGAAAGGCGGGACAGCCGAAGGAGGGCGACCAACGCAGCCAGGTCTGCACAAATCCAAGCAGCAGCGGAGGCCACCAAAGCAATCAAGACGGCCAGCAATGCGCTGGATGATGTCCGCAAGAAGATCGGAGCAGCCCCCGACCAGGTTGCTCAAACCAACAAACTTAAACTCAAGGCAACGAGCCTAAAGTAAGATGACCAAGGGAGAAGTAGCTCATCGCTTGTTTGATCTGGTTTCCCAGGCAGACACCACTGCCCCCAATGCGCCGACCAAGCGTGGCGTTTTGGAAGTCTGTAATGCAGCGGTGCAGGAGATATCTCATTACGCCACTAGGGACTTTTGGCGAGATACTCGTTCAGCGATCCTGCATCCTCCCACCACTGTCACCCTTAACGTGACTGAGGACAGCAAAACGATTGCCAGCCTGTCTACTTGGGCTGCCTGGATGGAGGGATGCTCAATTGAAATAGCTGGGTCTGATCAGCTCCATAGGCTGGACGGCCAGACCAGGCTTCAAGAGGAGTGGATTGGATCCACCGCTTCGGGAGTCACAGCCACCGTCTACGGTGATGCCGTAAAGCTCAACGGAACAGTGCTGAAGGTGCTAGGCAGCATAGTCTTAGACGATGAGCGTGTGCTTACGCCTTTGGCAAATGAGGACAGAAACAACCGGCTGCATCACAACCGGAGCGCCTATTATCGTGGCAGATGGTGGGAGTATGGTGAATCCTCGCATTACCCTTCCAGCTTGAACGACAAGACCGGAACGCCAACACATTACTTTATCGATTCTGAGTATGAGGCAAACACTAGTCCTTCTGCTGGAGGAAGCGCAGACGATCAAGTTCGCGCCCAGGAGAACTTCTTGAGAGTGCGACCCTTCCCGGAAGCTAAGTCCCGGATCCGCTTTTCGGCCTCGATCAAGCCCACCGCATGGACGCTTGCTGAGATTGAACTTTCTGGCGCTAACCCTTCGACTGCCGGTAATCAAAACACGGGCTGCCCTGGCGGGTTGGACGAAACAATCCTGCTTCCTTTTTGCTACCAAAATATGACGAAGATGCTGGCGTTTATGGTCGGCCCACTTCAGCATGACGAGTCAGCAGCCACTACCTCGATTCTCACCCAGATCTATCAGGACTACGAGGAAGCCATTCTCATTCTCCAGGATCTCGCCCCGCAATCAGAGCGAACTCCAGCCTATCAAGTGAGCTGGTAATATCATGGCAAGGACAGCAGCAGATTGGACTGTCTATCGCGTCTTTTTTAAAGGCAGTCCTACGCCTATGGATGTGGAAACGCGATCCTCCTGGGCTGTCGCCAAGCACCGGGGGATGAGAATGGGCAGTTCTTTTTCGGACGACTTTGATAACATCGGAAAATTTCAAAACACGATGCACCTAGCTGGGCCGAAGCGCCTCTGGCCTACCGGATGGCGACCTGAGAATAAAGAGTTTTCAGGAACGCTCGCTGATATAACTAATTCGGAATCTGAGATGGAGGCAAACTATTGGCCGACAGAATCCATTGCCGGAATATTTCATCGCAATATTTATAGCGGGACTAATGTCCCGGCAGCAGGAGCAAAGCCGATAACTATAGATGGAAATGCGTATCGCATCTACTTCAAAAACTGCCCAGCCACAATGGATGTTTTAGCCGGGGGGTTTGTTATTACCCAGCAAGAGAGCTTTAGAATGGTAGCTCCTGGAGCGGAAACAGTTGTCCATCGAATTGAACGGGGCGGAGGGAACATGATTTACTTTTATGGATATGGGGGGCAATTTTATCCAGATGAATACTCCTGGGGGGTCGGATCAACGCGAAAGTTTTTTGATTACG